CCTCTTCTTGATCTGTATCTACAGAAAATCTAACGTATGTTACTATTTTAGGTTGTTCCATTCTTCCACCTTGTATCCTGTTTTATCCTCTTTTACAGAAATCTGAAGAACATTAAATATTCCAGATTTCATTAAGCGACTATTAGCGTCATTCGGATGGTAAGGAGTACAAACGCTCAAAACAATACCTTTATCGTGAACACGTTTAATCCACGTGTTCGATACCTTGTTCCATACCGTCTCCCTACGAGCCGTAGATATTCTGTCTTCGTCATTACACACGTCATCAAGGATCAATACACCAGCACGTTGACCTGTGGTTTGGGTTAGTACAGCGTATGCTTCGTAGGTAGGGTTACCAGTTCTATTTCTGCTTTTTACTATGATTCTTTGAGTGCTCCCAGTATCAGTCCTATCAAATTGGACTGGATTAAAATTGTGTTCTTTACACCAATAGCGATACATATCGCTCTGAAATAACGCTCTTAAAGATAAGATTCTTTTGGTTGAAATACCACCGTCCGCAGATACAATCAACGTTTCTAACTCGTGCTTTCTCGTGGTCATGTACGCACTCAATCCAATAGGAACTTGTTGGGACTTACCAGTGTTATAGGGCGCACGAATCAACCCATTCAAACGAGCATTTTTAGACAAGGCTTGTTGCTCCCAATCATAAATACCTTGCTGCATCGTTAAGTGAATCTGGGCTTGTGTTACTTTGTTCCCATCTTGATCGGCTAGACAATTCTCAATAAAGGAGTTCCTTAGTTCTAATGAATCGGCAGGTGGCTCGTGACCCACTACATTAACCAGTAAATCAGACCAATTACTTTTCTGGGGCATACGCTTTCTTACACAGGGTGCATTGCGCCTGACACTTTCTGCCATGAGAAACAACACCCAAACATTTAAAGGGCTTTGTTTTGTTCCAAAACTTCAGGTGTCTTACAAAGAAGTTCGTCTTAAATATAGGAAACTTAAACTTTATAGGCATATACCTCCTCTTTTATCTCCATCAAGTCCTCCTTAGGCATATACAAGAAAATGTCTTTCCTACCGTTTCTACCCAATAGCCTATAAGTGATTGTGCTGAATCCATATTTCTTGTGAAGACCGTTGCCCCTTAATACACCTCTCTTATTATCAATGAATTTTAACATCTTCTGCTGAACGTATCTATACAGCGTGTTATTGTCCACGACCACAAACTCATCATAAAACTGAAATGCTAGCTTGTCCGCACCACGAGGACTGCACCACCCAGACTTACCCTGAACGTTTCTAAGTTCCACAAGGACATAACCCTTCTTGTGACACCCCTTGAGTCCTTTAACGTCATAAGTCACATCGCCCACACGAACATCAATGTGATTGTAGTCATCTTGCTTCGTACCTTTAACCGCACCAGTTAATTCACAGAACAAGTCCTCCGACTTCTTGCCATGAGCGTATTGCCTATCTTGTATGTGTTTATATGACTTCATAATCCGCTTCTATCGCCTCCATTCTTTGCGCAAACTCTCTAAGCTGATCCAGATTAAGGAAGTCTTGTAGAACTTGCAGGGTTTGTTCTCGCACCTTGTTTTTATACTCTATAATAATGGTAGGTTCATTACTTAGCTCTTTACGTACGTCATGCAGATCCTTCATGATTTTACTCAAGTCCTTCGGATGAATCGCATCTAAGTCAGGATGATCCTCTAGTAGCGTAGTTATCTTCATAAGCATGAATTCTACCTTCGCTGAGAGCTTCTCCTTTCGCTCCTCTAGCGTCCCAATGGACTGAAGAGTGTTACGATACTGCTCAATGTCTTTTACGGCTTCTGAGTCAAATTTTGACAGCTCTGGTAAATTCTTAGACTTCTCTATAAATTCTATCTCATCGTCTATGTGTTTTCTCTCCGCTTTCCAGTTGTAAATGGTTTGTCTTGACACTCCCCATTTTTGAGCTACTTTTGACACATTTCCAATTATGTCAATATCTCGCAAAATTTCAACCTTTTCCTGTGGTGAGAACTCGCTGCTACCAGCCCTTTTCTTTGACATACTCAATCACCGATTCTATGCGGTTATAGATATAGTTAGGTAGTTTATCAGACATAGAAGGTATCTCATAAAGACTCTTTATAATCACCTTAATCTCCTCTTTCAACTCCTCTTTGGTTAGTATCTTTTTCTTTCTGTGCCAGCCCATTGTACACGTTTTTTATCGGATTTACAAAAAGGTACTTTAAACCAACCGATTTTACAAATATTTTATAATGGGTAAAAATTTTTAAAAAAAAAATTGACAAGTATCGGTGAAAATTTAGTTTTTGCGGTAGGGAGGGTGATCAGCACCTACTGGCAGAAATTTTAAGCCATAGCCCCCCATCAGAGGCCCAGAGACGGCCCAAAAATCCCCCCAGCGCCACAGCTGCGGCGCTAGAGGTGTAAAGGGTTGGCAGGAATTAGAGGCCCGCAATAGCCATCACCTGAGAGCGAGCCCACGCCACTTGGCCCTCTGTGGGAGTAGGGTTGCCGAAGTGCAGCGCTGCCAGCAGGACCAGCACCTCAGATAGGTAAGCGGCTTGCTCATATTCAGATGGTCGCTTGCTGTGGGTTCTGCTGATTCTGCTCTGGCTAAAGTGCAAGTTAACTTCTGCCTCAGTCTGTGGCAATGGGCCCAGCACTCCGAAGCGCTCCAGATATAAGGCCATTAGATTAGCTCCCATGTCTCACCTCCTATCTCAGTATAGGCCTGCTTCAGGTGCTTCAGGTGCTGCGGCACTGGCTGCCAGTCTATGCCTGCTAACTCTACTAAATCGCTGGAGATACTGAGCACTTTGCCCCTATTCCGATTCAGTACGCACTGCTGGCCGAAGCTGTCCAGAGCCAGAGAGATAACTGCCTGCCGCTCTGCTTCATTCCGATAGATTACCAGATAGCAGCGCTCTTGAGTACCTTGCCACATTCCAATACCAGCAGTGTACCTGAGCTGCATATCTTGTAGGCACTGCTCCAGATTCAGAGAGCGCTTCAGGTTCTCAGTAAAGGAGAGCCCTGCCAGCTCTCCAGATATTAACAGAAAGTCTTCTCTGATGCTACGCATGGCTGGCCTCCTGCACATAGGTGCTGACTAGGTGTTCATAGAGGCAGGTAACTAGGCCACCTTCCAGCTCTGGACTTTCCTGCACTCCAGACAGAAAGACGTTCCGTATATGGCTGAGGGCTTGATACAAATTACTGCGGCGGCCTTCATAGTAAGCAGCTGCAAAGTGATAGACTGCCAGCGCTATGTCTGCCCTTGCTTCTTCTCTTACTTCTGGGTACTGGAGATAATCGTATAGAGTTTTAATCATCTCTGATAACATAGGGTCAGCCACATAGTGGCCAACCTCTGGAGTAGTTTTTGCGTTGCTTATTGTCATATTGTTACCTCCTCACCAGTTCTGTAGATTGTCAGTTCTGTAGGGAATTCAAGTTCAAAGCTGCCTTCATCTCTGTTTGAATACCAGCTGTAGTTAGTTATAATGAGTTCTGAATCTCCAGAGTAAAGGAGGGGTCTGCCAGCAAACTTCTTCAGGTTGTGAGTAGCTTCTGAAATCATCTCAGCTTTGTCAGCTGGATAGATATGCTTCTCAATAGAGTCTGTGAAGTGCTTCAGAGCTGCCTCTATGCTAGTCTCGAAATACTCGCAAGTCTCTGCAGATGTTTTAGGTGTTGAATATGTTATCTTGTAAATGGTCATTGTCTTAGTATTTTATTAGCTGTGGCATCATTACCACACACATATGATACCACTATTATTCATTATTCACAAGTGAATGTGAAATTATTTTCACTTTTTTTTGAGGGCCATCAGGAGCCAGCCCCCCAGCCCCAGCCCCCAGCTGGAATCAGGTTCAGGTCGTATCTGCTATGGGTGGAAATCCTTTTAGGATGGGTAGAAATCTCTCTACAATGGGTGAAAATCCCCAGCGCAAAAAAAAAGGACCCCTACCTAATATGGGTAGAAATCCTTTTGGAATGGGTGAAAATCCCTTTAATAGTGCCAGCAAGCATAGTTCCAGATACCTCTATAATAGCACCACTCCAGATATTCTTGGTCTGATATGTGTGGGTCGCTATAGTCAAGATTTCGTAACCAGTCTATAAGGTCTTTCTCATGTGCGAAACACTGTCCGCACTTTGTCTCGAAACCCTCAGTCATTCTCTCTCCAGTCTTAGAGCATACTCTAGTATGAGTATCCATGAACTGATTAAGTCGTCTATACTCTGAGGCCCATGTTTTATCTTCGAAGTCCTCATCAGTAAAGGTCTTCATATATGACAACCTCTGCTCCTTGATTCCAGTCTCTTCTGATATTTTCTTCTGTGAGAAGTCGTGGTCATCCTTTAGCATACGAACTATGTTCATGATGCCTCCTTCTTTCGTTGTTGGTCCCAAGCTTGAGCCATAGTCTCAATCTCTTCTTGTGCCACCTGAAACTCGAAGGCCTCAGTCAGAGACTTGTTCCATGCCCAGATGAACATCTTGCCATCCACAATGTCATACTCCATGTCCACGAAGTCCATAAGTTTTATCGCCTTAGCTAAATCAGTCATAATATCAATATCCGTTTAAGTGTTCATAGTATTTTCTGGACAGCTCATCAATGAGGTATCGTCCAGCCGCTGTGTGGAACCCATAGCTGTGGGTGTAAAGACCCTTGATAGGTTCATTCTCAATGAGGAGATGGAATAAGTCCACCTCTCCCACGTTTTCAGATTTGGATACCCACTGGCAAGCACTCACTAGACAGTCCACGTCCAGTTTAGTTCCCCCATAGTTGGTCTCCATGTAGTCCTTCACGTTGTCTGGTGTTAACTTATTCATATCAGAAACCCTCCTCAATCAATTTTAGTATAAAGGCAGGGTACGCTTCGGTCATGTCTTCACCGTACAATTCCTCCCATGAATTGATTACATCTTCAATAGTTATTTTTAGTTCTTTCCAGTCCATGTTGCCTCCTCTTTGTCCAGTTGTATTCCTTCGTTTAAGTATATCAACGCCTCTTTAGCATCTTTGATTATCCAGTGCTCAATGACGTGAGCAGCTGCTGCCCAGTCATCCTCATTCACCCAGTGTCGGGCCTGCTCTGCTGATTTCTCGAACCAGTCGATACATAGTAGTATGTTCTCTTTAGTTGTCATCGTGTCTCAGTCGTTTTAGTTGTTTGATTACGTCCTTGATTAGTGTTTCATCAGTAATGAAGCACTCGTTAAATAGCAGCTCTTCACCTGCTATATAAATTAGCATATTGCCTATAGAGTCCTTCTGAATCAGGGTTCGGAACTCACCGAACATGGACTCTTCGTATTCCTTGACATACAGAATCAAGTCGAATAAGTCCGCACTCTGGAAAGCTGAAGTCATCCACTTGTAGGCCTCATAGTGAGAGTAGAACCAGTAGTCCTCATTAAACAGCTTATGATGGAAATCATAGAGCCCATCGTACCTGAACGTCAGGGTCTCATCGGGGAGCCCATTGTGTTCGAGCTCCTCAATGATATAGTCAATAAGTACGTTCTGTTCGCTGTTGGTCAAATCAGAGAATAAGTACTTCATGACTGAACCTCCTTACCTGAACCTTTACGGTAAGAAATCGAGCAGTGCTCCATCATTGTCTGGAGTAATACCCCAGCAACCAATGGACTCTCCTTGAAACCCCATTCCACCGCTTCATCAATAGTATCTTTACTGGCCATGATAGACTGCTTGCCTTCAGGTGTACTCATGTCTTGAGGTAGAGTCTGGATACCATGATATTCAAAGGTGGTGTCCTGATTCTTTCTGGAGTCAACGTCCGTAGCCACTACTTTCAGCAGCAGCTCTCTGTTGTCATTGCTCATGGAGCTGTACAGCTTAAATATGTTTCCATCGAATTTATCGTAGAAGTGTTGACCCAAGCTGCCACCGAATACCTCAATGAATGTATCCTTGAGTCTTAATGGGTTGAAGTTCCACTCGAACTCAACGAGCACATTAACGGTATCTCTTAATACCTTATAGTCTAGGTCTTCAGGTGTTACTCCGAAGTCCAATGTCTTAGTTGTTGTTTTCATAGTATGTGTATCTCTTAGTTTCGATTGAATACGTCAATATACACCACTTAAACGACAAATCCTAATATTCAGATAAAAATATTTAGATTAAATGGCTGAAATAGCAAGGTAATGAAATCGTAACTGCTATGGGTGGAAATCTCCCTGAAATATGGGTAAAAATTCACTATGGGAATGTGTAAAAATCCTTTTGATATGGGTGAAAATCTCTCACATGATCTCACCTAAAACGCTT